CCGTTACAGTAGCAGTGCTGTCATTTGGTGTAACATCAAGCACAGCAGCATTATTATCGCCTGTAGTTTCTACATCAGTTACTGAACCAGAGTAATAATGGATATCGCCATTGATAACGCCTATGTTAACTGCATTCGATTTCTCGTCTGTAATCTCGATATTAGCGACTTTTGCGTCTACATATCCAGCAACTCTTACTATTTTATGCACCGGCTTAATGCCTGATATATCCAAATACAAAAAGCTTGTATTGTCAATCGGTCTACCTGTACCATATAGTTTAGTCAAGTAAATCCTGTCATCCTCTAAAAATTGATACTCATCAGAGTAGTCAATCTTACCATCTCTGCCAGTTCCAAGCACAGCAAGATATCTGTCGGCGATACCAATCACAGCCTTGCCTTGCTCCATGTACGCGGATTGGATAACCTTAGTTGGGAATGGGAATATATTGCTAACATACCCACCCTCTAATGTCTGATGTGTAGTCGCTGGGAAAATCTTAGTTAAATAATCAACTGGGTTAACAATTAAAATTACCTCAGTTACATTTCGATTTAATCCATTTGGTCCTACTGCGAGCTGTGAAATCAAACCACCATAGCCAGCTGGAGAAAAATCACTAATCGGAATTGCGACTTTAGCCGCGTAACCATTAGCCACATCATAGTTTGACAAATCTCTAATCATACCAATTGGCTCATAGATACGATTGGCAGAGTCCAATGCACCCTCTGCTACACCGCGACCATTAATAACACCATCCTCAAAACCATTAGCAATAGCCTCGATAAAGATTGCTCTTACATACCTATCAAGCCAAGCAGGTCCTAAATCGAGCATCGCCTTGCAAATAGGGATAAATGCAGATAATTTGTTTTGCCCGAACGAAATCTTGTGGAATGATGCACTCAACTCTTTTGAGATTTTACCGCAAAGTTTACCCCATACAGCTTTAAATCTGCCATCCATGCTAGAGTATAGATACTCAACCATTGCCTCCGCGTTTTTAAATTGAATAACATTTAAAAGCGGGTGATTCTCTGTGATATCCTCAAAAATAGCATCTATAATTGTTTTAGGTAAAACATCATTAAAACCACTCAACGCTTGCTTAGGGTTGTCTGACTTCATAGCACTAATAACTTTTTGGTAATAGTTGTTCTCTTCGTTTGTGAGCACTCTCACACCCCTACCGGCAAGTATTGTATTATCTGCTACTTGCATTGTGCCTTGCGCTTCTGCGATTACAGCCTGCTGTATTGTGTCAGCTAAGTCCGTAAATGATTTAGCAAACTTTTCTTCGTCACCCGTTTTTACTGCGTCTGTCAAATCGTTAAAAATTTGTGTTTTTTGCTTATTAATATCATCTAAATTTCTCATATTATCGTACCTCACTTTTAATTAGTTTTGTTTTTTTGGATTGCATCTAACAGCTTTAACAGCTTGTTTTCTTGTTTTGGTTCTTCTTGTTGTTCTGTCTGCTTTGATTCAAGCGAATCCGCAGACATGATTTCTGCAAGCCTGTTGATTACATCATCAACATTTACTACCTGCATTGGCTGTATAGACGCTGTAGACTGATAAGCAGGTTGCTTGTCTTGCTGGTTGTTGATAATTTTATTAATTATGCTTTGCCTTACACTTTGGCTTGGGTTTTTGCTGTTTTCAACTGTCTTAATCGACGTTGCAAAGCCTTTTTCAAGAGCCTCTTGTGGTGTGATCCATGTTTCATTGTCTAACATAGCTTTAATTTCTTCTTCTGACAGATTTGTGTGCTCTTTGTACGCTGCTATTGATGCGCTTGTTATTTTATCTAAATCATCAGCTGTTTTGCGTAATTCGTTTGCATCGCCAGCAGTGCTCGTCCATGCATTGTGTATCATCAGCAGAGATGCAGGGTTCATAACGCGAGTATCACCAGCCATAAAGATTACAGATGCCGCACTACACGCAAAACCATCACATATAGTTTCCACTTTAGCTTTGTGGTTTTTTAGCGTGTTATAAATCGCCAAACCCTCTGCAACCTCACCACCGTATGAGTTGATATGTACGTTAATTACATCAACATCTAATCCTTGTAATTCTTTTGACAACGTATAGCTTGACACATCACTTTCAAGCCATTCCCACGATGTGATATCACCAAAAATATAGATGTCTGCCGTTTGCCCATTAGTTGTAAGTGCATAGTATTTATTCATTATTCTCACCACCTTTCAAGTTCGCATCGCCTGTGGCTGCGTAATTTTCTATATCTTGATAATTCTTTGTTATCCAGTGCTTTTCACTCCAATCTTCTTTAATTGCAGTCATACCAGCTTTTTCCCTTGCCTCATCAATGCTAGCAAATCCGCATGAGATAAGCTTATCGATGTTAGTTGCAATATCAAAAATATCAATATGTTTAATGCATGTTGTATCTGCATCAATATAACTGCCTTTGATTACATCATCAGGCTTAAACAGTTTACTCGTCATTTCCTCGCTCGCCATATTTGCTAACGGGTCAATACAAACTGTTAGCATAATATCAAATGCATCTTTTAGTCCTGCAACTTCGCCACGAACCAAAGCAGGAGGAATTTTATAAGCCTGTGCAACTCTACTCATAGCATCATCAACCAAACTCTTAATGTCGGTTATTTCACTAGTTGATTTTTTAACATTATCCGTTGTTTGTGGTACGTATGTTAAACCTTTCCATAATGGCAATACTGCGTTTTTGCTAGTGAAATATGACTTAAATTTATTTTTCATAAGGTCAGCAAATTTATCTTCAAAGTCTGGTTCACCTCTAGCAATAGCATCAACGTTTAAGATACCTTTTTGTCCTCCAGATTTAATGTACTTATCCGACGCCTCCGAAATCAGCTTGTTGTATAATCCAAAAACATTTGATATTAAGCTTTTGACGTTTGTATTTGCATACTTCATGTACAAAACTTCGCTAGAGTTAAACGTCTTGTTGAATGTTATATCGCCCCTTGAAACTTCGCTGAATACGCTGTCTATAATTGCATTTTCTTTCATGTTAAAATCATCAGCTATAATTTTTTGCCCGCCAATATCAACAATTAAAACTTCTTGATAATACAATAGCTTGCAATAAACTTCATGCCAAAACTGTGTAGCGTTTTGGTTTTTGTTTGGTTTGACATTCAGCGAGTACCACTCATAACCTCTGAATTCTTTGAATTTATCATAGGTTTTAAATTCGCATTTTGTTAACAAGCTAGCTATCATTTCAATGGTGGTAAAAACTGCAAAACTTTCAATAGCGAAATTTAGTTCAGCTTGTGAATAATTCGATATTTCTATTACTCCACCGCTTTTGGTTTTACTAAAAAGCTTACTTAAAAAATCTTTAAATACTCCTATTGTTTTCACCACCTTTCACTAGTATGTGTAAACTTGCATTAAGTCGGTTGTATCTGCTTTATCTGATTTATTAGACTTGTACTGGTAAGTATCTAATATATCAGCCACACATTCAGCCATAACAAACGCTTTAAAGCCATCTGTTTTTCTTGGCTTTGGGTCAATCTTTCCATAGGTCATATTTCCAGCAGGACTGATAATAATTTTTGAATTGTTACAGTACCAACGCATTAATTCGTTATCACCCCATGCGAATTTGTGATTAATAAAACCACTTGTTATAGTCGGTATTATTTTCATTTCATCTGACGGTCTGATTTTCGCAACGTTATTAAAATCTTTTTCAGCCGAAAAATATATATCCCTCAATGCCTTTGATAGCAGCTGATACCTATAACTATCAATTCCAATTTTAAGTATCTGAGAATTTCGTTTTCCCGCCTCATTAGCTAACCATATTGCAGGCAGTTCTGGAGGGATTTCTCTTGCGTCAACAAAAGTTAATAACCCTTTTCGCTCCCATGCCTTTAAATCTGCCTTAACTCTTGGCAAATCTCTGCATTCTTTGCATACCCATGTATGCGTTATCCAGTAGTCTTTACCGTTAACTCTGTATAATAATCCAGCTGCTAAAAAGTCTGTTGTTTGCATATAGTCTATACCAGCGACACAAGGCATACCTTTTAACAGGTTTTCGTCAATCTCTTGATTAGTTGCCAGTATGTTATCCCAATCAGTGACACCACCCTCTGTGGCTCTTGTAGGGCGATTCATACGCTTTGTGGCAAAGTCTGAATATTGTATCGGGTCAATCAGATAATCAGAGTATTCAATTTCCATGACTTGCAATAAATTCGGGAAGTATCTTAATGACGGATTAGCTTTGTGCCACATTGCTTTATCGTGGATTTCTTCCTCGCTATCTAATCGGCACATAAACGGTAATGTTCCGTTATCTTCTTTTTCACCGTTTAATATTTTCAAGCCGTTATCAATTTGAGCATCTAAAAAACCATCCCTAACATTTCCATCAGTAGTTATATATGTTCGTCTTGGATGTGCTTTTTTACCTAGTCCAGTTACAGCCACTCCGATTAATTTATTGTTTTCATATGCGTGGATTTCGTCAAAGTCAACCTTGCCAGGTCTTGCTCCGTCTTTTGTTTTGGGGTTACTGGTATTATATGAAAACGTCGAATTAGTCTTTAGGTTTACAATCGTTTCTTTAGTCCAGTGGAAATGCTTTTCCATCTTCGTTTTATTATTTTCAAGGACGTTGTAAACGTCTTGCCAACTTGCTTTTGCTTGGTCTTCCGAAGTTGCGAAAATATCAATATTATATTCTCTAACTCCGTTTGTTGGTGTTAGTAAGCAAAAATCCTCGAACGCTAAATATCCATTCTTACCGGCACCTCTCCCAACATAAATAAATAAAATTGGAAACCTTAACTGTCCATTTCGCTTATATGTGCAGTTATGCAGGGCAAAACAAAATTTCTCCCATTCAAATAATTTGTATGGAAAGTATTTCTGATAGTCTAAGTATTTTTCTAACTGCTCTATATCTACATAAATATCTTCGGTTTCAAATATTTTTTCGACAAAATCACATAGCAAATACTGCTCCTTACAGCTAGGGTATTCGTTTTTTCTTACAAGATTTATATAATTGTCGATATACTTACAGTTCGTCATCTTCTGTATCGCATACCTTGTCGGTGCTCAACCCTAACTCCTTTAGTAAGCTTAGCATTTGCTTATTCACCATAACCAGCTCTTTTGTTGACGGATTGTTTTTCTGCATCTCAACACCAACAGATGAGTAATCTTTGTATGTTACCCCTCTTGTTTGTATGTCATTTGTGAGCGCCTCTTTGATATCCCACAAACCCATGTAGTCATTAATCAAATCTTCATAATGCTCAAGTGACGCTCCTAGCGATTTTAATTGAGCAAGTAGTGAGTTTTTGATTTTTTCTCTTTTACTAGTTTTATTGTTTTGTTTCTCCAATCTCTTTGCCCTCCTCAAACATTAGTTCAAATAATTTCTTATAGAAATCAAATAATTCTGAATTTTGTTCAAAAGAAAACTGTTCAATTTTTGGGTTTTCATTTAAGTTGCTTGAGGTTTCTAAAACATATTTACCATTATCTGTATCAAACAGCATTATTTTTGAGTGGTTTTTTGTTACATATAATTTCCAATCGTTTTTATGGCATATATCTTTAAGGGTCTTAAAATACCCATATTTCTTTTCGGTATTGTTGTTTTCTGCTATTCCGCTAACCACTAGATAAGCATTTTTGAGCTTGCCTTGATAATGCATAACATCTAATGATTCTATATGCTTTTTCCCAATAGTAAAACTACTTGCGTATAGATTATTAATTTTACAATTATCAGCTAACAATCTGATAAACGCAATACCGCTAAACCCTCCAAGAGATATTAATTTAAATACTTCATCATTTTTAGGCAATTCGGGCATAATTGAAGACAATATCATTTTTTCTCTAACAACGTTAAACATCAGCCTTTTTTTAGGTTGCCTTAGTATATCGTCCACAAAATCCCTCCTGTGTGTAAAAAATCTCAAAAGTCGAG